TTTAAACATAGCTATCATTTCACTATGAGTAAAGATACCCAACTGGTAGAAGAGTCTCCACTTGCAAAGGCTGCAAGTATCGCAATTGAACAATCATTACAAGCCATAGTACAGTTTCTAAGAGTGTACGGGTTTAAATCTGAACCCGATATTTCGTCGACTTTAGAGCATTGGATAAAGCTCGCCAAGGAGGTTGAGTACAACTGGATGAAAGTTGCAAAATACAAACTTGCAGCCTTCTACAGTGCACACAACAACCAGGTGTTGCCAAACAATCCTTTCAAAACCGACGATAAAGCTCATCATCTAATAGGAGGAGCCGCTGGCCGCTTTCTTAAGAACTTACTGGGAAAGAAGAAGACTCGCGAGAGTGTTCTTCAAGGCCTAAAGCAATCCAAACGAGGAATGCCTAGACCTACCCAGCAACAACTTAAGGAAGCAACCAAGGTCTTTCTAAAGAAGATGACTACACCCTTAGAAGAAAGGAAGGTACCCTATACAACCCTGATCAGCTGGGCTGACTGGGACAAGTATCCTGACAGCATTGAATTAACTCTTTCTCAGACAAATGTCGAGAAACAGCTAAGACGAACTGTTCAGGAACTCTTCAAGGGATATGAATTCACTCACAAAGAGAGGATTCACGCCTTCTTTCCATCCACAAGTGCCAATTATATCAATAATCGGCAGCAATCAGGTAGTGTAGGGACAATCCTTAATCATCCCACACTTCTGACTGGCCTAAGACGGCCAGGTGGATACTTACGTACTGTAATGGTTAGAGAAGAGGAACATATACAAAATGAGGATGAAACGGGTACAGTTATAGAGGTGGACAAGATCAACTTAGAATCTGCTTTCGAAACTCTCTGGTTTAGACTTGCAAAACAAGCTGAATCAGAGGTTCCTGAAGTAGAACCAGTTGCACTTGCAGAGGCACTTAAAATCAGGATGATTACTAAAATGCCACCACTTCAACAAACTATAATCCGAAACATCTGGAGAGTGATCCATAAAAGATTGAGAAAGCATCCTTGCTTCTCACTGCTTGATCGGCCGGTGTCTGAATCGCAAATCTTAGATAGAATGGGATTTCATCTTTTCGAAGATGAAGTCTATCTATCTGGAGATTACGAAGCAGCCACAGACAATTTGAAACCTTGGGTCTCAAATACGATTGCAGATGAACTAAGTGCTATATTGAAACTGTCCAACCTTGAAAGGCGACTTATTCAACAAGCACTTACGGAACATATCTTTGAGGGTCACAAACCACAAACCACGGGACAGCTCATGGGATCAATCATAAGTTTTCCAGTGCTCTGCATCGCGAATGCTGCATTATCTCGTTGGGCATTAGAACTCGCCGAAAAGAGGGTTTATACTCTTAAAGACGCGAAACTAATGGTTAACGGAGACGATGTAGCTATTCGAGGTCATAAGAGTGTCTACAGCTTTTGGCAGAAAATTACTGCCTTTGCTGGTCTTCAGGAGTCTCTCGGGAAGACCTATGTATCAACAAAATTTGTAGATATCAATTCTACAAGCTTTGAACGTACAGAGGAACCCTTTCAGATAGACTACCTAAAGGAGGATGGAAAAATAATCCATCGACAGACACACTTAAGGCTGACTAAGTACGTGAATCTTGGCCTTCTCTTCGGCCTGAAAAGGTCCGAAGGGAAAGTAGGTCTCAACGACCAAGCCAGTATTCACAACAATGTCAGTGCAAGAGCACGGGAACTTTTAAGATTGGCACCTTCAAATCTTCATGAGCCGTTAATGAAATCTTTCATTAACAATCACCGTGAAATGCTCACCAAAACGCGCCTTCCTTGGTTTATTCCCGAATGGCTAGGAGGAATTGGTCTTCCAGTAGGACCTTGGGGACAGCCCTCAGAACTTGATCTGAGGATTGCTCACAGAATTCTACTATATTGGAAAAAGGAAAGACCAATTCAGCTAAGTCATCAGGAGACAACCTGGAAGACATGGCTAATGGCACAAAAATCACTTCCGGAACCTGTATTTGCACGGAAAAAAGGTCCGTGGACAGAAGAGTACGAATCGGCGGTAAATACAAGGTGTATTGACCTCCTATTCGATTCAAATGTTCACATATCTGATCTCTTTGCAGGGATACAGGAAGGAAGCAAGATTTCACGAGCCATAGCCCAGAACGGCCATCTCTGGAAACCTTCTCACAGAGCAGGAAGGGGGGGATTACTTCCCTCACCCTTAACGCTGAGCGAGTTAGAATTTCAACCGAGATACCCGAACTGGCGTCTTGATGAACCTCTTCTTCAACATTCAATTGCATCCGAGGGGTTAAACGATTTAGATTAGAGGAGGTTAAAACCTACGAAAGTCTAATGAAAAATCAACCCGGTGGAC